CCACCAAGAATACCTCCAATAAAACCGCCAATGCCTTTTTTCTCGCCACCAGTTGAACCTTTTCCAAAGTTTTCACCAAAACTACCAAATATCTTATCTATTTGAGCATCAATAATTTTATCTCTTATTTTATTAAGAACACCTGTCATTGCTTCACCAAAAGATTTTGCACCTGTAATTGCATCTCTTAAATTGTTTTTGATACTGCTTTCAATCTCTTCACCTACAGCAGTCATTTTTTCTCTAAGTTTTTCAGTTGCCTCTTTTTGTTTATTTATTAATTCTTCCGCTTTTTTATTTTCTAGATTTTGTTTTTCTTTTTTCTCTAAGATTTCTTTTTCTACTTCAATTTGTTCTTTTCTAGTTTGTAGTAATTCAAGAGCTTTTTTTGCCTCTGCAACTTTTCTATCGGCACCTCTTTTTGCATTACCTCTAGCATTATCAGCTTTCTCTTCTAATTCTTTCAGCAATTCAACTTGCTTTTCATAAGCATCTGTAACTTCTTTTTCGGCACCTCCTGTAACTAAATCATTAAATTCTTTTTTAGCATTTTTTGTTTTTATTATTGCAGTAGTAAGTAAACCTGCTGCTGTTGCAAGAGCTACAAAAGGTATAGCATTTAAAGCGACTGTCAAAATACCACCGGCTGCAGCAACTTTTAACATACCAGCACTTAAAAGCGGTAATGCTAATGAAAGTGTTTTAGCTGCACCACCTAAGGCAATTATAATCATGGTCGCTTGACCACCTTCTGTGTTTAAAAAATTTAGTAAACTTGTCAATCCTTCTACAACTGGCTGTATTACTGGTACTAACATTTTTCCTAATGTCTCACTAAAGTCTCTAAATGATTCACCTAAAGTGTCAACAGAACCAGCAAAACCACCAGCAGCAGCTTGTGCTAATTGGTTATAACTTTCATCCACAATATCTAAAATCATTTTATGTGCTTCAGCAACTTTATTTGTTTTCATTAATTCTTTAATTACATCTTGCTGTGTTTTTGTAAAAGCAATACCAGAACGATTTAAATTGGATAAGTTTCTTTCGGGGTCTTGTAGTGCTTTTGCAAGTTGCATAAATGATGTACTGACATCTACTTGGTTAACTTGTGCTATATCTGCTGCAGATTGTGCTACACGTTCATAGGCATCTACACCGATATTTCTAAAACTTGTGAGTAAGTTAAAACCTCTTGTGAAATCTTCTTGATTAAATAATGTAGTTTTACCAAACCTGTCTGCAACAACTTGCAACTCAGCAAGTTGTGTTTTGCCTGCACCTAAGTTTTTTAAACCTTGCTCAAGTATTTTTATATCCCTATCTCTTGCTAAAAATGTACCAACACTATTATTTAATAAAGCAAATGCACCGGCGATAGAAACAATAGGACCAAGTGAAGCTGCTAATGCTGTACCTAAACCTTTTGCTGCTGCAGATGTGCCATGCAAAGAAGTAGTTGCAC